AAGACATAGACCTTTAACTATACGCTTCAGCATATAAATAGACGAATAGAAACGAAAATATACGCAAAAACATATAATGAATGACAAAGTACAATGTTGGTCTTGTTACCAGTTTAAAACAATCGATAAATTCGACCAAAATAGACGAGAATACAATCTTAAAAGCAGAAGAGGAACTGTGTTCAGTTGTAAGAGATGCACACGAGCAAGAGTGTTGTCTGAACTACGAGCAGTCCGATACGACTTCACAGAACGAAAATTTGTAATACATCAATTCAAAAATAAAAATCAAGCACTTAAATTCTTAAAAAAATGACAAGAGAACAAAAATTAGTAGCACTATGTGCATTCTTACCAGTAATGAGGGACTTCATTGAAGACCTTAATGACCAATCCGTGTTTAGACAAGGACTGAAAAACAAAGCTAATATGCTACTCCAAGAGATTGACAAGGTAGATAGAGCAATCCTACGAATAGACGAACCAAACGCAGAAAAGATTTGGAGCGAGCAAGTAGACTTACAACGAGCATTCCGTCAATGGATAGCTGAGAACATAACTGTATAAAACTAAAACGCTATGAAATTAAGAGTAGGATCAGACTTCTCAGGAGTTGGTGCATTCAATCAATCATTGATGAGATTAGGTGTGGAATTTGAAGAGGTGTTCGCTTGTGATATGGATAAATATGCACGAGATACATTCATCCACAACTATGGTGAGCCGAAATATTACCCGACCAATGTATATGATAGAGAAATTCCATCGCAGTCACTTGATATCTATATGACATCTCCACCTTGTCAAGCATTTAGTTTGGCTGGAAAGCGACTCGGGAAAGAAGACAAACGAGGAATATTATTCTTTAATTCACACGAGTTCATCCAAGTGAATAAGCCGAGATTTTTCATATTCGAGAATGTAAGAGGTTTGCTTTCTGATGATGGCGGAAGAACCTTTCAAGAGTGGGTAAATATGCTCGGAGGTAAATCAGTTAACGGAGTACCTGTATTGTTTCCTTATGAAGAATCAGTACCATATCATTTGTATTGGCAAGTTCTCAACGCAAAGCATCACGGAGTTCCGCAGAATCGTGAGAGAGTATTTTTAATTGGTATTCGTGATGATGCTGACAACCGATTCCAATTCCCACGAGAAGAGCATTTGACCAAGCGATTGAAGGATGTGCTAGAGGATGATGTCAATGAGAAGTATTTTTTGACTCAAGATTCAATAAATAGAATTTTAAATTGGAATAGTAGACAGAATCCAATTAGAGATAATGTTTATGAAGGAAATGAAGTTGCATCTTGTTTGTTGGCAAGAGGTGACGGAAATGAACACGGAGGAATGAAGTTACTTAAAATAAAATCAGCCACATCCAAGGGATATGAGGAAGCAAGAGAAGGTGATTCAATTAATTTTAGCGTTCCAAATAGTGAAACCCGTCGCGGTAGAGTAGGTAAAGGAGTAGCACAAACTTTAGATACATCTTGTAATCAAGGTGTAATTATTTTAGACGACTATAACCAATCATTAAATTATACTGGAGTTATTGGAACTCTTACTTGTAATATTGGATCAACTGCAAAACGCAATGGACAAAAATTAATTGATACAGATAATTACAAAATCCGCAGACTAACACCACGAGAATGCTTCAGACTGATGGACTTCCCAGATACATTCACTTGGAAAGTTTCCGACTCTCAAGCATACAAGCAAGCTGGCAACTCAATTGTTGTTAATGTACTTTACAAAATCTTAAAACAACTACCGTTATGAGATGCAAAAACTGCAAGGAGAAGTTCGAGCCAATTCGCTTCAATCAAAAGTACTGCTTAAAGGATGAGTGTCTTCGTGTATTTGTAGCCGAAACAAAAGATAAGCAATGGAAGCAGACTAAAACACGAATGAAAGCAGAGTTAGAGACAGTGCAAGACCTTGTCAAAGCTGCTCAGTTAGTTTTCAACAAATACATTAGAGAGCGAGACAAAGACGAACTATGCATCTCTTGTAAGCAGAAACCAAAGAAAGTAAACGCAGGTCACTTCTGGAACGCTAATAACCATTGGAACGTAAGATTTGATGAGGACAATGTACACGTTCAATGCGAGCGATGTAATAGCTACCTATCAGGTAACTTGTTAGAATACAGAACAAACCTTTGTTTGAAAATCGGACAAGAAAGATTTGACCAACTTGAAGCAAGAGCAAGGGTAACACGGAAGTTTACAAAAGACGAACTCAAAGAAATCATAACTACATACAAGAAAAAGATAAAGGGTAATGGTTGAACACGAATTATACGATTATTTGAAAGATAAATACTTTCAGGATCTCATTAAGTCTGAAAATCCATTTAGCCGATGGGATTGCGTAAGTGACAAGTACAAAGCACGAATAGAACTAAAGTGCAGGAAAAAGCACTATTCGGAGCTTATGATTGAAAAGGATAAGTATTTCGCTTTGATGTGTTGCTACATATTTGAAGACTACATACCACTATACATCAACTCAACACCAAAAGGTGTGTACTCTTTCGACTTACGTGACATATCTTTAGAGTGGAAAACTGACCAACGTATGCCAAAGACTACCGAATTCGATAAAAATGACCGTGTAGAGAAGACTTACGCTATGCTAAATTTAAGTTTGGCTAAAAAAATTTAACTAAAAAATATATTCGTATCTAAATAATATATATCTTCGTATAAAAATAAACGCTATGAAAAATTTATTAAAGGTTCAGGCAGAACTAAAATGCCCAAAAGGTTCTTTCAATTCATTTGGAAAGTACAAGTACAGAAGTGCAGAGCAGATTCTTGAATCAGTTAAGCCATTGCTACAGAAACACGAGCTACAATTAATCCTTACAGACAATATAGTTGAGGTAGGTAGTAAGCTATTTTTGAAAGCTACTGCAATCGTTTTAGATGCTTCAGGTGAAAGTATAACTGTTTGTGGTTTTGCAGAGCTTGGAGAACACAAAGGAATGTCGTCTGAGCAATGTACTGGAACTGCATCAAGTTATGCTCGTAAGTACGCTCTCAATGGATTGTTCTTAATTGACGAGACTGAATCCGATCCTGATTCTAAAGACAATTCAAAGACGGAAAAGAAAGGACTTCCTGCTATAGACTCTAAACGATTCCAAGAAGCACTTAAAGCCATCGCAGCAGGTTCATACAAGAGAGATAACTTAGAAAAACACTTCTCGTTAACTCAAGGTCAAATTGATATGCTCAACGCACTATGAAAGCTCTCAAGATTCGATGTTCTGCCATTGGAAAAATAATGGCTACACCACGCTCTAAAAGCGAACTACTAAGCCAAACTGCTAAATCTTACATTCACGAACTTGTGTTAGAAGAGAAATACGGCATCAGAAAGGACTTTTCAAGCCGCTACACAGACAAAGGGAACGCAGTTGAGGATTTATCTATCTCGCTTGTCAATGATGTCTTAGACGTAAAATTCATTTACAAGAATGAAGAGTACTTCGAGAATGATTGGATAAAGGGAACACCTGACGTAAACACGGAGGAAGTACTTTTAGACGTGAAATCAAGTTGGGATGCTACTACCTTTCCGTTTTTTGACACCGAGATTCCTAACAAAGATTACTTCTATCAACTTCAAGGTTATATGTGGTTGACTGGAAAGACACAGTCAATGCTTTGTTACTGCCTTGTAGATACTCCGATTGATATGGTTGAGGATGAAATCCGCAGAGCTCATTGGAAGTTACACAAGATTGAAGAGGACTTAGACTTGCGAGAGGAGATTCTGCGTAAACACGAATTCAGTCAAGTGCCTAAGAACCGAAGAGTAAAAGTTTTCTACGTACAAAAAGACGAAGCAGTAATCGAAGCCATCAAAGAGAAGATAGAGATTTGCCGTGAGTATTACAATGCCTTAATGAAATTCCTATGAACCAGAAAGTAGAAGACCCAATTGTCCTAAAAGTAATGAGCAAGTTTTATGACCGCTCACAACGAGGAATAGAGAAGTATGGTACAATGTTAACACGAACTGATTTAAGTGCGTTAGAATGGCTTAATCACGCTCAGGAAGAGGCT